CTTCCAACAGCAGCGATTGATCGCTTGTTTGACCGGCTGGCAATGTCATACGGGACGGAGTTTACAAACAAGTGGGGAACCCTTGGGAGTGCCGAGGTTAAATCTCATTGGGCGCACGAACTTGGCATTTTTGTTGACAACTTGCAAGCAATTGGCTGGGCGTTGAAAAACTTACCGGACCGCTGCCCGAACTTGATCGAGTTTAAAAGCCTATGCCGCCAGGCACCGCGGCCGGATGTGAAGGCATTGCCACCACCCAGGGCTAACCCTGAAATTGTAGATAAGGAATTGGCAAAAATTGTTCAGAAATTGGCAAAGCCGCAAACCGACAATGTTGACCATAAGCGTTGGGCCAAGAAGTTGCAGCAGCGCCACGAAAATGGCGAAAATCTTTCAATGTTTCAAATCAAATGCTACAGGGACGCATTGGAATTAAACACATAAGCGAGGGATAAAAAATGAATGAAGACGAAGCCTGGGACGAAATTGAACGTAGGCAATTAAGACAAAAGCCCAAACCAGTAATTGATTACAGCGAATCAATGATCAAATTAACGGCATTAACTTTGCAATATCGCAAATTGGTCTATAAACAAAATTACGATTTAGCAATAAATTGTGCGGTAGAAATGCAGTTTATGGCGATACAACTACAAGAATGGGCGGAAAAAAAAGAATGGACGAAAAAACAAAATGAGCCATGAATTATTAAAACAAGTTGCTGAAATCACAAACAAAAAAACTACAAAGCTATCGGCTACTGAAGTTTTTGAGTTGCAATTGTGCGCCTGTGTCTTAGATTTTATAAATGACGTTGGTAGCGTGGACGAATTAAAACAAAAAGTGCAAGATTTTATCGACAAAAAACAGGTAAAAAATGCGACGAGCCGCCAGGACTGACGAAAACCAAGAGCAAATTGTAAAGGCCTTGCGGGCCGTAGGCGCATCGGTCCAAAGCCTGGCGGCCGTGGGCCATGGTGTGCCGGACTTGTTGGTAGGTTACGAGGGGAAAAATATTTTGATTGAAATTAAAGATGGCAATAAAACGCCCTCTAAGCGCAAATTGACCGATGACCAAATGAAGTGGCACGAAAGCTGGAACGGGGGCGCTGTGGCCGTTGTAGACAGCGTAGACGCCGCTTGGGCAGCGTTAGGCATAATGAGGGGTAACGCATGAACGAAAAACGCATTGATCCTGAGCAATCAGCCGAAGACATACGGAACAAAGCCCCAGCTTTTGGTGAAGCTAAAGCGCAAAGGGTATTTTTGGAAGAATTCAGGCGTAGCAAAAAAGCCATGTTGATGAAAGATTGCTACACCATGGGGGTTGAGGCTGCCAACGCTCAAGAGCGCGAAGCACTAGCCGACCCAGAGTACGTCCAGCTGCTGAAGGGTTTGGCGGCCGCGGTCGAAAAAGAGGAAACTCTTAAATGGGAAATAGAGGCCGCCAGGCTAGAAATTGAAATTTGGCGAACCCGACAAGCAACTGCGCGAGTGGTCAACAGGTCGCACGAATGATTCTCAAGCACAAATACGTGCGAAGCAAAAAGCTATTGCGTCTGGTGGCCGGTCTGGATTGCCAGCTGTGCGGCAGCAGCCAATGCGTCCAGGCGGCGCACACGAACTGGGGCGGCGGCAAAGGGCGAGGAATTAAAGCCGACGACAACCTAATCGCTGCTTTATGCATGAACTGCCATCACGAAATCGACCAGGGCAGCAAATGGTCAAGGAATATGCGCCAGCAAGCCTGGTATTTTGCCCATAAAAACACCGTTGAAAATTTGGTAAGCACTAAGCAATGGCCAGTAGACATACCGGTGCCTGATGAAGCACAATTCAATTTCCTTAGTTTGTGGTGATTTTTTGGGGGGGACTGTTCTCCCCCGTTTTTTTGCATTAATATCCCGCTATGGATGACGAAGCCGCCGAATTTATTGCCGCCCTGTTGCATAGCAGCACGGTGACGCATTTCATGCACTTATCGACCGATTCATATTCGGCCCATAAAGCATTGCGCCGTTATTACGACGAAATTATTGACTTGGCAGACGATTTTGCCGAAGCCTACCAAGGGCGATATTCCAAGATCAAAGCGTATCCAGAGGAATTTCACAGCGCAAAAGACCCTGTGAAATATTTAAAATCGTTGCAAAAGTTTGTTGATGAATCCCGTAAAGATTTGCCCACAGATTCAGAAATTCAGAATATTATTGACGAAATTTCACAATTGATTGATTCCACGCTGTATAAATTAAAATTTCTTGATTAAGGAAAAACCATGAAAAACAACGCAGAAATGCAGCCTAAAGGCTACGGTACAAGCGCAAAAGCACCAGCTGGCGCCACAGCAAGCGACATGAGTGGCGAGCGTATGGGCAAAGTGGTCAATGGCGTTGGCATGGGCAAAGCTGATGCAACTGGTCCCGACTGCGCGTTTGACGGTGGCCGCAGCAAAGGCGTTTGCTACACACACGACCGCAAATCGTATCAGAAATAAATGGCTACCCAGCTGTCGCAATTAGCAACAGCGGGTCAGCAACCACAGGCGCCACAAGCACCGCAATCGACGCAAGCTAGTCTTGCGTCAATGGTGCCACAGCCAAAGCTGACCCAAGCTGGACAACCGGCCATGCCCCAGGCTGGGCAGCCGGCACCCACCGGACAATCAGGTAACCCGATTGAAGCCGCGTATTTTGATCGCCTACAGAACGATTATTCTGGCCTGGCGGCTGAGTATTCTCAATTGCCGCAAACAGACAATGGGCGCATTCTCAATACTGACGATGCCCGCGAAATGTCACCCGAATATCGTATGGACCGCACCAGGTCGGCTGACGTACACGAACCGTCGTCAGCGTTTGTAAAACAGATGTACGCTGAAAAATTATCGCAAGACACCCCACCAGGCAAAAACAATACCGTTGTGTTTACGGCTGGCGGCACGGGGGCGGGGAAGACCACAGGTTTGCAAGAGGCGCAAAAGGTCAATCAAAACATTAAAGAATCCGAGATTGTTTACGATACAAACATGAATTCGTTTGATTCTGCCGACAAGAAAGTGCAGCAAGCGCTGAAAGCTGGACGCAACGCCAGTATTATCTATACGTATCGCGATCCGGTTGAAGCCATGGAAAATGGTTCATTAAAACGCGCCAGCCGCATGGAAGCCGAACTTGGTACCGGTCGGACCGTGCCAATTGACGAGCATTTCAAAACCCATGCAGGGTCCCGCGAAGTGATGGAACAACTGCAATCCAAATATGGAAACGACCACCGATTTCATATGATGGTCATTGATAACAGCCGCGGCGCGGGCAATGCTGCTGTGGTAAGCGGTCTTGACAAATTACCCAAACTGGACCATACTGTAGTAAGAAAGGGATTAAATGATGCACTCGAAAATGCCTACAAGTCTGGAAAAATCAGCCAAGCAATCTACGAAGGAACACGCGGCAACGCCCGCTGAACATCGTATGAAGCGAATGCATGAGGCCAGAACGAAAGACATGGCCCAGGCAATGGCTGATGCTTTAAATGCTGCGGTACGTGCTGGCAAGGCAATCAAATGAGCGAAATGCGTTGTAAGACGTGCCGTTTCTTTAGTACATCCCAAATAATGGGTTTGTGCCGACGTTATCCCGAATTGCAAAACAAGCATGAACGCGATTGGTGCGGCGAGCACCAGCTGGTGCAAAGCGTCATGGTGCCGATTTATGACATTATGACCGACGAAACCAAGCCGGTTGAAATGCCTGTCGAACTCAAAAAACGTGGAAGAAAGCCAAAAAATGTGTCCAATACGTCCGCTGCGTGACCGCATCGTTGTCCAGCCAAACGTCAGAAAATTGTCTGACATTATTTTTACTGTTAACAGCGAAAAGATAAACGAAGGCACAATTGTGGCCGTTGGGTCCAAGGTTCACCAGGCTAAAGTTGGCGATTTCATCAAGTACGGCAACGGCACATACTTAGATTGGCCCATCCATGAGTTTGATGGCCAAGACTATCAGATCATCCAGGAAGCAGACATTTGTGCGATTGTGGAGTGACCATGGCTAAAGCAATCCCCAGGACGACCACCGGCAAAGGTAAAAATTACAACCCGACCGAAAAGGGCGCGGGGATGACTGCCAA